ATGGACAAGGATCAAAAGGAGCATTACACGGCTTAACCAGGTTTAGTATGGAGGACGCTCCTGCGAATAGCTTCTTTTTAGAATACTTATCAAGACCACCTACGGCAGAGATATTCTTTGAAGATGTCTTAATGGCTTTAGTGTTTTACGGAATGCCAATACTCGCGGAGAATAACAAACCTAGATTATTATACTATTTAAGAAGAAGGGGATATAGAGGATTCTCTATGAACAGACCAGATAAGATTTGGAACAAATTATCAGTCGCAGAAAAAGAAGTAGGTGGTATACCTAACTCCTCAGAAGATATTAAACAAGCCCACGCGGCAGCAATTGAAATGTATATACAAGATCATGTTGGAATGAACCAAGATGGGACGTTTGGAGATTTATATTTCAATGAATTACTAAATGATTGGAGTAAGTTTGATATCAATAAAAGAACAAAGTTTGACGCGTCTATAAGTTCTGGTTTAGCTATTATGGCAAACAACAGACATTTATATGCTCCAAACGCTAAGGTTGAAAAACCTAAACTAAACATAAATGTTTCCAAGTATACTAATACTGGAACTAATTCACAAATAATCAAATAATAAATATGGCAGAGTCTGGCATTAAAAGTTATTTCCCGAGTCAAACTGTAAGCGATGCTGAAAAGCTTAGCTATGATTATGGTTTAAAAGTAGGTAAAGCTATAGAGCAAGAATGGTTTAACAATGATAGTAGATATGAGTCTAACCAAAATAATTTTCATAATTTAAGATTATACGCTAGAGGCGAACAATCTATTCAAAAATATAAGGATGAGTTATCTATAAACGGTGATTTGTCCTATTTAAATTTAGACTGGAAGCCTGTTCCAATTATTTCTAAATTTGTAGATATAGTAGTAAATGGTATTGCTGAAAGAACATATGATGTAAACGCATACTCTCAAGATCCACACGGTGTTTCTAAAAGAACGGAATACATGGAATCTATATTAAAAGATATGAGATTAAAAGAGTTTAACGAAGCTGTACAAAGAGAGTTAAACTTAAATGTAAGAAGCAGTCAAATAGAGGAACTTCCAGAAACTAATGAAGAGTTAGAGCTCCACATGCAGCTAACTTATAAGCAATCTATTGAGATAGCAGAGGAACAAGCTATTAATACATTATTAGAAGGTAATAAATATGAGTTAACAAAAAAACGTTTTTATTATGACCTTACTGTTTTAGGTATTGGTGCGGTAAAAACGAGTTTTAACACCTCTGAAGGAGTTATAGTTGATTACGTTGATCCAGCGAACCTTGTGTACTCTCATACCGACTCCCCTTATTTTGAAGATATATACTACGTTGGTGAAGTAAAAACTATTCCAGTAAACGAATTAGCAAAACAATTTCCTCATTTATCTGAAAGTGATCTTGAGGATATAATGAAAAACAAATCATTTAATAGAAATTCTCGTCATAAAGAGGATGAGAATACTATCCAAGTCTTGTATTTTAATTATAAAACCTATATGAATGAGGTGTATAAAGTTAAGGAAACTGGTACTGGTGCTGATAAAATTATACCTAAAGACGATTCGTTTAATCCTCCAGAAGATAAAGAAGGTGGGTATAGTAGAATGTTAAGATCTATAGAGTGTCTTTATGAGGGTGCTATGATTCTTGGTACCGATAAGTTACTTAAATGGGAGATGGCAAAAAATATGATGCGTCCTAAGAGTGATTTTACTAAAGTTAAAATGAATTACGCTATTGTTGCTCCTAGAATATATAATGGTAAAATTGATTCATTAGTAAAACGTATAACCGGGTTTGCTGATATGATTCAATTAACACACTTAAAGCTACAACAAGTATTATCAAGAATGGTTCCGGATGGTGTTTATTTAGATGCTGATGGTTTGGCTGAGGTTGACCTAGGTAATGGAACAAACTATAACCCACAAGAAGCTTTAAATATGTTCTTCCAAACAGGGTCTGTTATTGGGAGGAGCTTTACAAGTGAAGGTGATATGAATCCAGGTAAAGTACCTATTCAAGAAATAACATCTGGATCTGGTGGAAATAAAATGCAAGCTCTTATAGGTAACTACAATTATTACTTACAAATGATAAGAGATGTGACTGGGCTTAACGAAGCTAGAGATGGTAGTATGCCAGATAAAAATGCTTTAGTAGGAGTACAGAAATTAGCAGCAGCAAACTCAAATACAGCGACAAGACATATATTACAATCTGGATTATTTTTAACAGCCGAGGTTTGCGAAGCATTATCTTTAAGAGTTTCTGATATTATAGAATATTCTCCGACTAAAGATGCTTTTATACAAGCTATAGGAGTACATAATGCTGCTGTGCTAGAAGAACTAACTGAATTACATCTTTATGACTTTGGTATATTTATAGAACTACAACCAGACGAAGAGCAAAAGATGATGTTGGAAAACAACATTCAAATGGCCTTACAACAACAAATCATTGAACTTGCTGATGCTATTGATATTAGGGAAATTAAAAATATTAAATTAGCAAATCAACTTCTTAAAATACGTAGAAAAAAGAAATTAGATAGAGACCAGGCTTTGCAACAACAAAACATGCAGCAACAGGCTCAATTGAATCAACAGTCAGCCCAAGCCGCTGCTCAGGCAGAAGTACAAAAAAACCAAGCGCTAACGCAAAGCCAAGCTCAACTGGAACAAGTAAAAGCTCAATTAGAGTCTCAAAGAATGATGCAAGAGGTTCAAATGAAAAAAGAGTTGATGGGATTAGAATTTCAATTCAACATGGAATTAAAAGGTGTTGAAGTTGATGGGCAGAAAGTAAAAGAAAAAGAAAAAGAAGATCGTAAAGACGAGAGAACTAGAATACAAGCATCTCAACAAAGTGAACTTATAGATCAAAGAAATAGTGGAAAACCACCTAAAAACTTTGAATCCGCGGGTAATGATATACTAGGCGGGGGATTTGATTTAGGAGTGTTTGACCCTAGATAGAATTTATTAATTATTATTATATTATATTATGGAAGAAAAAGATGAAAACGTAGTCGAGGAGACTACACAGAACAACCAACAAGATCCAGGTGATGAGAACGTGGTAAAAGTTGATGAAAGTAAATTTGAATCTGCTGGAGATGACAATGTTATTAAAGTAGATTTGAGTGCTCCACCACAAGAAGAAAAGGTAGAAACTGAAGTTGTGGCAGAGGAAAAAACTGAAGAAACAGAAGCGGTGACAGAGGTTGCTGAAGAAACAGAAACCCAACCAGAAGTTGAAACTCAAGAAACTCCAGTATTAGAAGAAATTACTGAAGAAGAAGTTACTATAGAAGCAACAGCCGAGGAGGTTGAAGAAGCTACTGAACAACCAGTGCCAGAAAACATTCAAAAGTTAATGGAGTTTATGGATGAAACTGGTGGAGATTTAAATGATTATGTTAAGCTTAATCAAGATTATAGTGAAATGGACGATCAAAATCTATTACATGAATATTATAAGCAAACAAAACCTCATTTAAATAATGAAGAAATTAACTTCCTTATGGAAGACACGTTCTCTTACGACGAAGATATAGACGACGATAGAGATATACGTAGAAAGAAATTAGCGTTAAAAGAGCAAGTTGCCAACGCTAAAAGCCACCTAGACGGGCAAAAGTCTAAATACTATGAAGAGATCAAAGCTGGAAGCAAACTCACGGGTGAGCAACAAAAAGCAATTGATTTCTTTAATAGATACAACAAAGAATCAGAAGCAACTCAAAAAACAGTTAAAACGAACTCTGATATTTTTACACAGAAAACAAACAATGTTTTCAATGACAAGTTCAAAGGTTTTGAATATAATGTCGGTGATAAAAAATACAGGTTTAATGTAAACAATGCTGAAGAGGTTAAAAACACTCAGAGCGATATAAGCAATTTCACCAAAAAGTTTTTGGATAAGAACTCTGCTTTAACAGACGCTAAGGGTTATCATAAATCTCTATACACAGCAATGAATGCGGACGCTGTTGCGAAACACTTTTACGAACAAGGAAAAGCAGATGCTATGAAAAATAGTATTGCTAAATCTAAAAACGTTGA